GTACCAGGAGTTCTTGCAAAGAATTTAAATTTAGATGTTGCTACGTCTACAAATGGGTATGAGATGCTTGATAACTCATAATCTGCTTCGTTCATAACAAGATTTGGAACTGCTGTAAGGGTTGTAATACCATCAGAAGATAATTCTCCTACTGCATTTTTCATTGATACTTCATCACTTGCTCGTGATACATAACATTTGTCGCCATACTGTAAAAAGTTATAAACTTGATACCAGTCATTATAATTTTTTGATGTTGGTTTACCGTAGTAAAGTTTAAGATCATCTGTATTAGTAATCAATAGATATTCGTCAATTGGTCCTCTTAAGAACTCACCAGCAAACACTGAGATTGCAGTACTAACTGTTGGAACGATGATACTTAAGTCAATCTCGTTAACTTGTACACCAGCCGATAGTTGTGCCATTAAAAACTCCTTTCTTCTTTGAGTGAAATAATTGTTTTTAGTTTATCGACATTTACGGTCGTCTTGTTATTTATATAATCATTCAATTACTGATGTTACAATATCATTAGTTATTACACCATTTACTTTTACTGCATCTGCTTTAACTGTAGCAATACCATTAATACTTATAAGAAAATTCTCTTCTTGAATTTCCATATAATCATATTTTAATCCAATATCTAACGTAAGATGTTCATTCATGTTAGAACTTGAAAATGGAAGATCTCCTATACTTGTAATCTGTGCATTACGAAACCACACCTTTAAAATGTCATTTCCTTGTGAATCTGTTATAATTACGTATGCATCATGATAGTTTTTATTAAACATTGATTTTGTTACACTAACCATATTAAATGCATTTGTCATAATTTCTGTCCATATAGAAAATCCTTCATCAATAATTAATGTTAACTGGAGGTCATTAAATGTAATATTATCTGCTTCTCCTGTTATAAGTGCACCCGAGCGAGATGCAATTTGTGGGTGTGAGAAATCTACACCTGGTAGATTTACTGATTGTACGTTATATATTGTGCCTTCAGTGAAGAGGGTAGAACCAAAATATATCGATGTATCTAAAGCATAATTTTTATTTCCATTATTCATGTGATGCCTTTTAAATTATTTATAGTTATTGATAATGATTATCAATTTAAGGTATATTTAATCTTAATTATGTTATAATGTACAATATTAAGAAAGAGGATTAATGAACAATTATGTCAGTAAAGATGAGATCACATTTGAGATCATCAATATACAATTACGAGAAAAAATAAGAACAGTTGACAAAAAACTTAATGAATTGAAATTAGAATATGAAAGAACATCAAATCCAACATTGTTGGATGAGATAAAAGAATGCGAAAATTCAAGAAACCAACTATTGGAAAAAGGTGCAGACGCTAATTATAGTCGGCAAAAATTTGGAGAGATCGTTATATTAATTAACGATAACTTACTTAAGAAACCATGTTTCAGAAACTATTCAGAAAATTGGACTGAAGATTTTAAAAGCAATGCTATATATAAAATTTTCAAATACATAAACAACTTTGACCCAGAAAAAATTAGTAAAATAACGGGTAAAAAAATAAGTTCCTTTGCGTATCTTACACAGATTACGTATATGGCTTTTATCGAAGTAATCAATAAGCGAAAAAATGATAATAGTGAGATTATGGAAAATATGATTCCATTACAAGATCTCAAACCTGAACATTATGTATATAGTAAATTTGCTAATGAATCAACTTATTATCCTGATGAACATATGCCTGATGATACAGAATATTTTATATTTCCATCAATTGACACATTTATTGTAAATGATGTTATATGTGATACTTTATATGATGTATTAAAACTTATACGTGCAAGTCACGATAAGGTTAATGTAACATATCCTTCAACTTATCATATATCAATGACTGAATATAATGATATAATCAAGTTGAAATTTGATACTATGAATTTACTGAAACAAGATGATAAAATAGAGGAAGAAATCATTGAGGAAGATGTTAGTGATGAAGCATGTTTTGCATTTGCTGATGAAGAATTTGAAGATTGGGGAGAATGGACCTCAGAAAGTGATGATTAATGGAATTAACTGGTAAACAGATTATCTTAGGAGATTGTCATTTCGGGAAAGGAAAATTTTCACAATCATTATTTGACACACAGATGGATTTTTTTGAAACTCAATTATTCCCGTACATGCAAGAAAACAATATCGACACTATTATCCAATTAGGTGATTTTGTCGATAACAGAAAAAACGCAGATATATATTTTCTAAACCAAATGGTTGATAGATTTTTTGAACCCATGAAAAAATATGGGTTCAAAATGATTGAGATACTTGGTAATCATGATATCTATTTCAAAAATACACGTGATATTAATCTAATGAGAATATTTGAAAAAATGTATCCTGAAAATCTAAATGTATTATCAGAACGTGAATATGTGTATATCAATGAAAAGAAAGGATACTTTGTTCCTTGGATTCTTGAAAATGAATCACTTACTGCGAAAGAATTAAAAGGTGTTGAATATTTGTTTGGTCACTTTGAGATACGAAACTTTCAGATGGCAAAAGGACATATTGATGAAAAATCAACATTAACAACAGACTTCTTTTCAAAATCAAAAATTAAACGTGTATTTAGTGGTCATTATCACCTAGTAGATAATAAGGCAAATATATCATACGTTGGAACACCATATCAATTAGATTGGGGAGATTTTGATGATTTTAAATATTTTTATGTTCTTGATACTGAAAATGAAGCACTTAATCGAATATTAAATCACACATCTAAAAGACATGTAAAAATAAAATACAATTCTGATAATGAGAATGGTGTTATTGAATTAAGTGGTTTATCACAAGATAGACATTTTTATAATGATGTGACTGATATTGATATTGATGAATTAAAACGTCATAATCTAAAATCATATATCAATAAAAAAGATGACACAAAATATCATGAAGAAGTAATGTTTCTTTTACGTGAAAAAGGCTGTGAATTTACCGTAACAGATAATCAGGAAATATCTGAATTGATTGGAACTGATTATGTTAATGAAGATCACCTTGAAGATCATTCAAGCACAAAAGAAATTATATTGAAAACAATAGGTGTCGAAGCACCCGAACTCGTTGAGTTAGTAACAGAATTATTAAGCGAGATAGCAATCGATGATTAAGGAAAAGGAGATCAAATTTTTATAAGATTTAAAACATTAAAGTTTAAGAACATATTGTCCTATGGTAATGTAATTTCTGAATACAATTTTGAAGCAGGTATTGATATTATTAGTGCTACTAATGGTGCTGGTAAATCAACAATTATTGATGCCTTAACATATGCGTTATTTGGAAAACCTTACAGAAAGATTAATTTAAAAGGTCTTATTAATAATAAAAATAATAAAGATCTTCATACAGAATTAACATTTGATATTGATGGTATAGATTACAAAATAATTAGAGGAATGAAACCTAATATCTTTGAGATTTATACAATGATTGATGATGAATTTAAATTGATAAATCAAGATAGCACAAGTCGAGATTATCAAAATATCTTAGAAAATGATATATTGATGATTAATGAAACTGTATTTAGACAATTGATTGTTCTGGGTGCAAACGTTAGCAATTCCAAAAATTTTATGGACTTAAATGCATCTGAAAAAGAAGAAGTGTTTCAAGTTGTAACAGATACCTCATTATTCAATCATTTAAATATATTAATCAAAAATAAACGAAATGAGATAAAGACAATTCTTACTGAACATAATTATAGATTTGATATATTATCTAGTACAATTGAAAGTGAACGACAAAATCTTGTTAGATTGCAAAAGCAAAATGCATATTTACAACAAAACAAAGAACAACGAATACAAGAAATACAAAAATCAATTGATGATAGTGATAAAAAATTGCTTGATTATGATCGTGCAATACAAAAATTGAAAGATTTAAAATTAGCTTATGATATTAAGGTTAATGAATTAGAAGAAAGAAAATTGATTATAAAGGATGCTACTACACAATTAAATTCATTGAATGGTAAGATTGTTGCATTTGATCATTTAAAAGATTCAAGTATTACGTGTGATAACTGTAATCACGAAATTATATCAAGTGAATATGATGCAGATGTTCATTACAATATGCAGACACAAGTTAAAACATTAATTAACGATATTAATAATCAGAAAGAATTATACAAAGAATTATCACAAACCATTGATACAATGAAGGAGAAGTTACTTAATTCAAATCGTATCATTAAAAATCGATCTGAATTAATAGATTCACTTGCTAAAAAACGTACTGAACTTGCAGATATTGATAGTTGGGTATTAGTTGAAATTGATAAATCTGTACTAGAACAAAAAGAGGATGAATTATTAACTGTAAAGACAATCATATCTGATGCAGATTCTAAACATAATGCATTGAATCAGTTATCAAAAATAATTGGTGGTGATAATTTGAAAGGATATATTCTTTCAAAACAGATACCATTACTTAATAAGTATATCAATTCATACATTGAGAAATTTAGTGATTTTAATTTCAATTTTGTTATTGATAATAATTTCAAAGAACAATTTATTTCACGTAATGAAACTCAAGAATTTCATTCATTTTCTAATGGACAAAAACAACGATTCACATTCGCTATATTGTTTGCATTTTTAAAACTGATTGAAGAACGTAGTGGTGTATCAACAAATCTTCTTGCAATGGATGAGATATTGGATTCAAGTGCTGATAGCGTTGGTCGTTCTGAATTATTAGATATTCTTTATTCTAATTTCTCCGATAAAAAAAATATCATTATAATTAGTCATGCTGATGAAATAAAAGAACGGGTTGAAATTATTAATAGAACATTTGAAGTAAAAAATGATGGATTTTCAAGGTTATCACAAAAAATAACTTAAAAGAAAATCATCTAATTAATATCATATTAAGTTAAAGTATGATATAATACATGATAAAGGAATATAATGAAGAAACCGAAAATCTCGGGAAATGATAGTAATAAAATATTGAATGATATATGGGAATGGAAAGAAAAAATAAATGACCCAAATCTAACAATACTTGATATTATCGTTGAATATATAGAGAAGAATAATCTGTGTGCTGATACAGTAGGTGAATTGTTAGCACAGAATAAAAATTTTGTAAAAATTTTAGAAAACGATCTTATAAAGAATAAAATTTTCAAAGCAGAGAAAGAAATATCATCATTCAATGAATGGGAATAAGGATAGAATATGTTAACGTATAATCAGCAATACGATATTGCGAATGGTATTTTTCTTACATTTGACAAAAATCTACCTGTAAGAAAAATGACATCTAATCATTCACAACAAGTACGAGATAAAGCTCGTACTTCATTTCCATATACAAAATTCGAAACGTGGACAAAAGAACGCTTTGCCATCTCAGTAATTTATATCATGTATAAAAAGAATCCACCATCATTTAAAAATCTTGGACAGATGTTATATGAGTTAGATGAGAAGGAAGTCAAATCATTTAAAAGCGATATTGTTAATTATAATTTGTATATTGCACGAGATGTAGATTATCTAGTGCAAATATACAATAGTTTACCAACAATAGAAAATATATTTTTTGAATATATCAATGGAAAGATTAAGTTTTATACATTATGGTTTTACTTAAAGAAAACAGATACAAATATTGAAGAATTGATGGAATCGAGAATAAAAAGTGTTATCCTTCGAAAGATAAAAAACTTATTATTATTTGTTTCATTTAATTCTGAGAAGCTTGACAAGATTAACATTTTACTGAAAGAGAGATTAAACATATGAAATATATTGATGAGAAACATTATATCTGGGCAGAAAAATATCGTCCACAATGCGTAGAGGACATTATCCTACCTGAACACGTTAAAAAACAGATGCGTACTTGGATCAAAGATGGACAGATTCCTAATATAGGATTATTTGGTTCAATTCCAGGTACTGGTAAAAGTACATTTGCAAATGTAATTCTTAAAGAACTTGATGCTGATTTTATATGGATTAATGCATCTGCTGATGGTGGTATCGATAAGATGCGTACTGAGATTCCTAAGTTTGCACAAAGTGTTTCTGTTAATGGTCGTCCTAAAATAGTTGTTCTTGATGAAGCAGATAATCTTACAGCAGTTACAAATGGAGCGCAGTTTGCAATTCGTGGTATCATCGAAAAATACGCAGCAAATTGTCGTTTCCTTTTAACTGGTAACTACAAAGAACGTATTATTGAACCTATCTTGAACCGTCTTGTTAATTTCGATCTTGATGAAATGTCTCAGATGTTTAAACAAGAAAATGCAAAAGAAATTCTTAAGCGTTTAAAATTTATTCTTGATAATGAAAAAGTAAGTTATGAAACTAAATCATTGGGACCAATCATAACATCATCATATCCAAGTATTCGTGAGATGACTGTTACACTTCAAAAACTAACAGTTGAAAATGATGAGGGCAATCTTGAATTATTGACAAATTCAAAAGTGTTTGAAAGTTCACAACTGATGCGTAAACTTGCAGAGTCAATTGTAGCTCAGGATTTTTTTGAAGCAAGAAAAATTATCACTGAATTAGGTGATCATGATGCATTTTATTCATTTATGTGGCGACATATAGAAGAATATGTTGAAGAAGCAAGTATTCCACAACTAGTATTGATTCTTGCAAACTTTCAAGACCAATCACTTAGAGCACGTGATAAATCAGTCACATTAGCTGCGTTTGTTGCAACAACATTAATGACAACAAATCTAAAGTTTATAAAAAAATAATGTTATCTTAAGCATTTATATGATATAATAACAATAGTTTATCAACTAAAATATAAGGAAAATAATGAGTCCAAATGAATATATACAAAACGTGTTAAGAACTGAAAGTACAAAAGACCCAGTAATATCTGAGTTCGGTGTAAATTCAAGAATCTTACATGCGTGTATGGGTACGACAACTGAAGCAGGTGAATTAGTTGATGCTTGTAAAAAATCAATGTTTTATGGGAAAACACTTGATAAAGTTAATCTTGCAGAAGAAGCAGGTGATGTTCTATGGTATATTGCTATCTTATGTGATGAATTAGGAGTTACCTTTGAGGAATTGTTCGAAGTGAACATTGCAAAATTGAAAAAAAGATATGGTGAGAAATTCTCAGATGATAAAGCAGAAAATCGTGATTTAACTGCAGAACGTGAAATTCTTGAATCTGGGCATTCAAGTGTAAAGGAATAATTTTATGAAGAACGATTTTGATTTACCAATAATGCCAATGCCAATGCCACATAATGATAATATGAAAAATAATGAATTTCATACATTGTTCTCAAAAGATGTTCCTGCAGAATCAGTGACTATTGCTCCAGGATATAAAAAACATACATTTTATTTAACAGATTTTGCTGAATATGGACGTGGATTACACGAGATTTATGACACACTTCGTGATTCAGGTGAAAATGACTTACTAGAAATTCGTATTAGTTCACCGGGTGGATTCATATCTGAAGGTCAAACATTATATAATCTTATTCAAGAAGTATTTGATGGTAGATGTATAACAATTCTTGACCCTGAAGGTTATTCAATGGGTGCATTAGCATTCTGTATGGGTGATTATCGTATATGTTATGAAAATAGTTCAATCATGTATCACAATTATAGTTCAGGTACTGGTGGAAAAGGACATGAGATTATTGCTCATGTTAAACACATGGATAAGTCACTTAAGATGTTCTTTGATACAATCGTAATTGGTTTATCTGATGAGGAAAAAGAAGTACTTTATGCAGGTGGTGATTTTTGGTTCGATACACAAGAAATGTGTGAGCGCAAAATATGTACTGCAGTTATGATAGGACCTGACATTTTTTCAGCTGAAGAATATCTAATGTTGATTAAGCGTATGAATAAAGAAGCAAAAAAATTGGGAATTAAAAAACCTAAAACATTGATGCAAGGCAAGAAATTTTATGGTATTGATGTTATTACGACATACATTGAAGAAAAAGAACGACGTGAACACGAAGAACATAATAATCCAAAAAAGAAAAAAGCGAAGAAAAAGGATAAAGAATGAATGATGTAATTCAACCTCAAATCGAAAATCAAGAACCGGTACAAATTATTTGTATCTTAGACCGTAGTGGGTCTATGGGACCATTGGCATCTGATGTAATAGGATCTTATAATACTTTCATCGAACAACAACAAAAAGAGCCAGGTGAAGCTGAAGTGACCCTTGTGTTATTCGATACTCAATATGAAGTCGTTTATGACAAAATGGATCTCAAAAATGTTCCTGAATTAACAAGTAAAGAATATTTTGCTCGTGGTAATACATCTTTGTTAGATGCTATTGGTCGTGCAGTTTCAACTTGTGATTCTAAAGATGCAATGGTTCTTATTCAAACTGATGGTGAAGAAAATTCAAGTTGTGAATACACTAAAGATATGATTAAGAAATTAATTGATGATAAAGAAAATCTTGGATGGGATTTTATTTTCTTAGGTGCTAATATTGACGCTATTTCTGCAGGAGGTTCTTTCGGTATGAAATGTGGTAAATCATTTCAGTATGACGCTACAGGTTCTGGTGTAACTCAAGCATTTAGTGCTATGTCTAATGCAACCACATCTTATCGTTCAAGTAAATCGGACAATATTTCTAATTTAGTAGATACTTAATAAGACCTTAAGTGGTTTTATGATATAATAATTAAAAATTAAGGAAATATATGTGGATTATTGATAAGGTCGTTGGTGAATTTGATTATGGTCATAATGTATGGACGCAGGAACTTGATGAAGAATTAAGTTGTGGTAGTCAATGTAAATGTAAATGGCGTCATGGTCATAGAGGAAAGGTAGTTGCTTATTTAGAAGCAAATGAATTATCAAGTTCTTCAAAGAACATGGTAGTGGATTTTAATGATATGAAATTAATGACTAAATTCATTGATAATACTTTAGATCACAAATATCTAATTGATATTAACGACCCAGCTAATTTTGATACTTTTTCTCATTTTTGGGGTCCTGATGTTTCTTCTAGCGAATATTTCAAAACTCATCTAGTACATATGCCTGAAGGTCATTATTTAATTAATCCTATCTATTGGAAAGATTTAGACCCAATTCTTCAAACAAAATATGAAAGTTATGTTATATTAGATTTTGTTCCAACATCTGAAAATTTGAGTAAATGGATGTTTGAAGTTATGTCTATGAAAATGGCTAGTACTGGTGTTAAAGTTCATAAAATTGAATGGTATGAGACACCAAAATCTCGTGCTACTTATTATGGTAATAAATAAAATAAATTAAAGGCATATAATGGCATCACTTATAGATCGTTTAAAAAAGAGTTCAAAAATTGATAATGTGCAAGTATTTAGTAAATCAACTATGTGCTTGCCTAAGGATTTTATTCAAACTAAGATTCCTTTGTTGAATTTAGCATTATCAGGTGACGTAGATGGAGGATTAACTTCAGGTCTAACAATTATCGCTGGTCCAAGTAGACATTATAAATCAAATTATGGTCTAGCAATGGTATCAGCATTTCAAAAGAAATTTCCCGAAGGTATCGTAATTTTCTATGATTCTGAGTTCGGTAGTACAGAAGATTATTTCAAAACAAATGAAGTTGATCCTGAACGTGTACTACATTGTCCTATTACAAATATCGAAGAACTTAAATTTGATATTATGAATCAAATTGATACATTTGAAAAAAATGATAAAATTATGTTCTTTATTGATTCTATTGGAAATCTTGCAAGTAAAAAAGAAGTTGAAGATGCATTGAAAGAAAATGCTGCTGCTGATATGACTCGTGCAAAACAATTTAAATCATTATTTAGAATGGTAACTCCTCACTTGACATTAAAAGATATTCCTATGGTTGCGATTAATCACATCTATATGACTCAAGAAATGTTTTCTAAACCTGTTGTATCAGGTGGTACAGGAATTATGCTTTCTGCTAATACTGTTCTAATCATTGGACGTTCTCAGAACAAAAAAGGAACTGAATTAGAAGGTTACACATTTACTATCAATATTGAAAAATCACGTTTCGTTAAAGAAAAATCTAAGTTTCAAATTGAAGTTGCATTTGATGAAGGTATTGTAAAATACAGTGGTTTATTGGATGATGCTGTTGAAGGTGGATATGTTGATAAACCTAAAGTTGGTTGGTATAGTCGACCATGTGTTGAAGGTGATAAAAATTATCGTGAGAAAGATACAAAAACAGAAGAATTTTGGACACCTGTATTTACAAACACAGATTTCAAAAAATACCTAACGAAAAAATATAAATTATCAACAGATTTTTTACCTTCATTAGAAATTGATAATATAAGTGATGAAGATGAGATTTAAAAATATTGTAACTGAAAAAGGTACATATGCAGCTGTAAAGGTTTCACATACAGCTGCAGGTAATATTATAGACACTGCAAAAAAATTAGGTATTCCTAATCTATTAAACCCTTTGGATATTCATTGTACATTATTATATTCAAGAAAACAAGTACCTTTATCCGGTAATATTGATGTTGATTATGATGCATTGGTTTCAAATTTTGAATTGTTTGGTGATAATAAAGAAATATTAGTAATAAAATTATTATCAAATGATATAAAGAAAAGACATAAGTTTCTAATGGATACATATGATGCAACTTATGATTATGATGAATATATACCTCATATCACATTATCTTACAATATTGATAAATTTGATATTAGTAATATTGATATAAAAGCATTTAATAATTCTGATTTTAAATTCATATATGAATATTATGAAGATTTAGATTTAACAAAAAGTTTCTAGAAATTTTTATCAATAAATACATAAAAATATATGTGAGGAAATATTATGGTTAAATTTAGTAAATTTAAAGAGCAGAAAGAATATAACGAAGGTCTTAAAGAATGCTTAATGGCAATGGCTTATATAGGAACTTTAGAAAATATTAATGAATCCAAGTTACAAAACCTCACAGAAGTGAGTATTTTAACAGGAATTGCTGATATGTTCGGAAAGGTTGAAACTGGTATCGAAAAAATTGGTATGAAAATACATAAAGGGAAGGGTGTTCTTTCCTATATTGCAGATTTTAATGATGCAGCCAGCTTTTTAATTTTTGCAGCTATTAAGGGAGACAAAGAGGAAGTCTTAAGAATTGCAAAGTCTTTTGATAAAGCAAAATTTGTTGACTTTTTACTTAAACTTGATATGATATCAATGCACTTAGTCACCGGGCCAATTCATATGATAGATGCAATTACAGGATGGGACATCATGGCAAACATAAAATCTCATGCTGCTAAAGCAGAAAATATTATTGACAGTATTGAAAAAGCTATCGCAGATTTGAAATCAAAAATTAGTACATTTATGGACACTTCAATTGCTGTCAAAGTTAATGCATTTTTTGACTCTATTTCTGATATGTTATTTACTACACCAGAAGTAGTAAAGGCATAAGGTAAAAAGACGAGATTGAAAAACACATTGATATTATTACAAAACTTGCAGATCATGCACATTGCTTGTTGTATAAATAAATAAAATTCAATTAAAGATATAAAATCGAGGACGGTGTATTATTTGTGTCATAGTAGCAGTGAAACTCCCAAGAAATAAAAAAACAGGATTACCAGAAAAAGATGCACAATGGCGTCTAGCAAAAATTCGTGATAGAACTTATGCTCCAACATATAGACTTAAACGCTATACAGTTTCAGAAGTAGGTGCCTCACAAATTTTCCTAGTTGACCTTGATACTGATTGGACTGAAGGACTTTCTATACATGAGAATGGTTCATATTTAGGTATGGTAAATTCTGCGTTGAATAATTCAAGCGATAAAAAAGATGATGGTTCATCAAAAGCAAAGAAATCTGGTACAGGAGTTGCCTCAGTAAACGGTAAAGCAATTCGTCGTGCATTAAAACAACATAATATCGAAAAAGCTGTAGATATTCTTAAAGAATATAAATTTGATGGTAATACGTTCTTAACAGATGGTAAACGTTTGTTTATTATGGAAACATATCTTCCTTCTGATGTTAAAGACAAATATAGAGATAGAATTGAAGGTACAGATAAGAAATTTGAAGATATTGTTCCGGCTAGTGAATATGTGGTATCTACAAAAGAAATCAAAAAAGATTACCTAGTTGTACGTGCAAACTCTGGTGTTCTTGATTCTGATGGTGGTTATGTAGAGGTTGACGGTGATAGTTTTGAATCAAGTCAAAAACGTCGTGGTTATGCTATGAAAGCCGTAGAAGAACAAGTTTATGAGCCAATGGATTTGATTACTACATTGAGTCATCTTGGTAGAGATACTATTGACAAAAACCCATTCTTTAGACCAGTTCGTTTGAAAGGTAAAGCAATTTCTAAAGATAATCCTGACGTAGAAATTTTCAGTACATCAATTGTTCAATTAGACCCAGCTGGCACACTAATTTTGAAGCCAATAGAATGTAAAGTTGAGGACGTTAGTGTAAATAAATTAGTTTCTGGTAAATATTTAGCAAATCTTGTTATTTTACCAGAAACTTCTAGGATGTTTGAAAATATGAAGTTTAAAAATTTCGTATTAAATCAATCTATTTTATAACAATCTTCTTTGAGTGGATTTCTTATCCACTCATATAATGAAGTTCTTGACACATCTAAAATTTTAGAAGCAGTTGTGACAGAATCATATTCGATTCCTTTAATTATAACTCGTTTTCGTGTGGCATTTAATATATTATCTTTCTTTTCCTGAGACATCTGAAATTTAGAATTTGACATCTTTTTCTTAGTCTCTTCAGAAGATTTTTTGCCTAGATTTAATTGTCTTATTTTATCTTTAGTCTCTGATGAGTGATATTTACCAAGTCTTCTTTTACGTCTCTCTTCTTTTGAGACGGTTGAATGATATAATCTTATATTGGCTATATGTGTATCAGAGAACGGTTTTCCTTTTTTAGAGTTGCTTATTTTCTCTTTTGTTTCATCTGTTCTAGGAATACCAATAGCAGTTTCATTTTTATGGTGAATTTTACAATATTCATATAATTTAGATGAATAACGTTCTTGATTTTTGTCACCGTATCTCATTTTATTAAAAGCCCTAGCCATTTTATAAACATTAGAATGATTTAAACTTTTGAAATGTTTCCATATTAATGCATGTACTAAATAATGTTCTCTAGCAGTTAAAAGAACAGAATTCCATGGATTTTCTTTTAGATTTGAGTAATTTTTAAATAAAGATTCGGGAAGTATATGATGGTTTTCATAATAAACATAAGAAGGATTGTCTTTCTTTAGTTTTGTACGTGATTGTTTTAATGCACATTCTATAATAAGAAAGTAGTATTTAGAATATTTAGTTGGTTCAAAAATGAACTCAGAAATGTAGTTTGAATATAAATACATATGTTGTATCTCCGTAATAGATATAAGGAATGTGGGGTGTCGGAACCCGTGACATTCATTTTATATATTTATCAATAGTATTAAATAAGTAAGGAAAATTACATGCATAAATTTAAATCATTCGTTCTAACTAATGATTAATTTACCTAAATTCTCAAGATTTGTACTTGAGGCTGGTGGTGAAGGAGCTGGAACTAATGAAGTGGCTAATACTTCATTAGAGGATGCACGTAACATAATCAACAGCAATTTATCAGTTATCGGAAAATCTATAAAAGATATTAAAGACTTTTCAGACAATTTTAAGAAATTACAAAAATCAGTACATCATGGTATAGCACAACGTCGTGATATGCCAGTGGTATCTTCAAAACAAGTTAAATATCTTAGAGATGAATTGATTGCTGGGAATATTGATATCCTAAAACCATATAACTTAAAATACATAGATTATACTCTAAATCATGCTGATTTGAATAACGCTGGTAAAAGTGTTAAGGATTTATATAGAGTATCTGGTAAATTTGATGGTGATGAAGATGATGATAAAATTAAAGCAGAATTTATTATGGTCAAAGCACAAAAAATCATACCTATACAAAAACAGATTTATTTAAGTAAATTCTCTAGTAATATTATTAAGTATGGTTTGATTAATAAAGATTCAAAGATGCTTGAGAAACCACTAATAATATCAAAAGACTATGAGTTAATTGATGGGCATCATAGATGGATGTCTATAATGATTTGTAATCCAAACCTTGAAGTAAAGGTTCTTAGAATACATTTAGAAGCTGAAAAATTACTTAATGTTGTGAAAAATTTCGGAATATCTATGGGAAATAAACAAAATGATTAAATTTAGTGAATATGTAAATGATGCATCTTATGATTTATTTGTTGAGAATGTTGACTTATATCTTTTAAATCCTGAATTAGTTGAGTCACGTTTAGATGAAGGATTGATGGATTTCTTCAAGGATAAAATTCAATTAATTAAAGATTTTGCAGCTAGCTTATCAATGGACGTTATGGATTTATTAGTTGCATTTAAGGATAGATTTATTTTTGGGTTCTTAACAAAGATAAGTTGGAGTTTTTCAAAATTAATATCAATTGTACATGATGGATACACATTATATACAAATTTACATAATATTATCTTTACGTACATGAAAGAAAAAGGTATAACAAAATGGACAGATGAAAAACTAAAAGAACTTAGTGAATATCTATCATCTCACCCAAATATTAAGAGGGCTGTTGGTCTTGTAGTTGCAGGTTTCTTAATATATCAATGGACTCAATTAATTGCCTTTACTGGTGATATAGATTTCGATTTTGATCAAACTGCGTTATTTCAGGCACTTAGTGGGAATTATCACCTAATGGATTTGTTTGGTGGTGAATCAGGATTAAAATTGCTGTCATATATTGCATTTAAATTACTTTCAGGACATGATATTATGCCTTGGAATAAAGTTATAAATTTAACAGGCACAGCTGCTACAGGAACATTGTTTATGTTTAGTATTGTATATACAGTTGCAAAATATAAATATCCAACCGTTGCTAGAAAAATGCATCCAATGCTTACACATTTGTCAAAACTTAAATCATGATACCTTAGGGCATTATTAACATTTAGTGTAATTTTCACAATTTGTAAATATAATGCACCATCTATTGCAAACGCCATGAAACCAAAGAAATAGTAGGGAAACCTACAATTTCTCTAATGTGGTTAATAAATCACCGTAATTTCTCATCTTCATTTCTCTTGTATATCTAACATAATAATATTCATCACAATCTACCATAACTTCATTATTTGTCTTGATGTCCGATATTGCTGTAACCTTCTTATATCCATCAATAGCTCTCTTGAAGATAAATGAATAATCTTCTCTCTTTAAGTTTTTTATCAATTCCTTAATAGGTATTTCATCCAATGTATCTGGAGTATAAGCCTTATGTGTTATTGAAGATAATTTTCTCAATATATCTGGTAATTCATCCGATAGTAATAATTTAGAAGTCAATAAACTATCTACAGTGTCAAAGGCATAGAATAAATCTTTTATGTGAGGGTTTGTATAATAATTTGTACTTTCTTTCGGGACTACTATAATTAAGTTACCATAAGTTTCAGCCATATCTACATCAAGAGTTGCGAATAATGACTCACTACGTAACTTAACACCAAATTTTTCCTTAAAGAAAAAATCAAGCTCTTCTTGAGTTTCCACATCAGTGGAGGTAGGTTTTCTATCCTTCCTTACTGCTATCTTCCCATAGGTATCTAACTCGTTATAACTTCCTCTAAATAATAGTGGTGTTTTATTATCAAATGTCTTAACAATATCTATAATCTGGTTTAATGTATCTTTATTTTCCAAAAATAATGTAAAATTAAGCATAAGATTTCCTTTTTATATATTTATTAATAATAGATTAAGATTAATATGATATAATATACAATAAAAATAAAAGGAAAGAATATGACAACTATAAACCAATTTAAAAATCTATTACCAGATGGATATACATTATTATATGTGACAAAATCAGGTTCAAAATTATATGGAACTGACACACCTGCATCTGATACTGATTATAAAGGTGTATATGTTGCATCGAAAGAATCATTATTTACAAAGACTGATCTTGACGAGGTTACCTCAAATACAGCATCACATAAACAAAAAAACACAGCGGAAGATGTTGATTGTACGTTGGATTCATTACACAAATTTTTCCGTTTACTTAAAAAAGGTGAAACTGGTGCATTAGATTTGTTATTTAGTATGTTTCGTGAAGATACAATAGTTTATGCTGATAAAGACTTTCTTGAATTCATGAAAGAGAATTATAAAAGTTTCCTTAGTTCAAATACAAAAGCATTCATGGGATATTGTTTCCAGCAAGCAACTAAATATGGTTTAAAGGGTAAACGTTATGACTCATTGATGAAATTATTCAATGATACATTATCATTGGAGAAAGTATCTAATACTAAAACTGTTAGTGATTGGTTAGGAGATCTTGATTTCACAACATTTGATGAATCTCATGTTAAAGTAACTAATCGTGAAGGTTTTGATTATCTTTATGTTCTTGGAAAAGAATTCAATATGAAGATGCCTATGCGAGATGCTGAACCAGTTCTTAAAAAGATGTCAAAAATGTATGGTGAAAGAACTAAAGCCACATCTGAATTTACAACTGATTTTAAATCATTAAGTCATGCGGTACGTGTGGTTGATGAAGTTAAAGAGTTATTATCTGAGGAATTTGTCACATTTCCATTGAAAAATGCACAATATGTGAAAGAGGTAAAGATGGGATTACATCCAGTTGAGGATGTAGTCAATAAACTTGAAAATG